GAACGAACTGAGTTCTCAAATCCTCTCATATTCTTAGCACGTTGGATAAACTCTTCGAGTACACCATCCAAGAACCAAGTTGCAGTATAGATTAAATCGGTATGTTTCCACTCATCGTACTTGGATAAGTTTAGTGATGATAAACAACACACGAATGAGTGAGACTCATCGGTATGTAATGTGATTTCAGAACATATGTTAGTCATATGCACCTTCAACCCATTGTGTTTGTATGCTTCAGGATTTTGTTTGTTTACATTACCCTTATACATTACATAAGGTTGACCAGTTGCTTTACGTTTCTGAAGTACCTTACCCCATTTGCGTCTTGCTTCATTATCACCATCTTCAAGTTTTCTCATAAACTTATCACCAACGATAACACATTGGTTCAAGTTTAAACATTGTCGGTTTACATCACCTTTAGGTTCTCTGATTTCAATCCACTCATCAAAGTCTTTGTGTTCGATGTTTAGATTTACCGATGCAGCACCTCTACGAACAGCACCTTGATTTGTAGCAAGGATTGTTGAATCGTAAATCTTAGCAAATGGTACTACACCATCAGATGTTCCATTGTTAGTGATGTTTGCTCCAGCAGGTCTAATCATATTGATACCAACACCAACACCACCCCCATGCTTTGCAAGTAACATCAACTCAAGGTTCTTCGACCCAATCTCGTGGATAGAGTCACCTACATCAATACCAAAACACGAGATTGGTAAACCTCTATCAGTACCAGTATTTGATAGTACTGGTGATGCAAGGTTCAACCACCCTTTCCAAATGTAATCAAAGAATTTTGATGCCAATTGTGGTTTGTTAAGTCTACGAGCAACTGCCGTAGCAACTCTCCAATAAGCATCTTTTGGTTTTTCACCTGATAATAGGTAACCCTTTGAGATGGTCTTAACGTAAATTTCAGTATTTCCCCACGTTGGGAAGTCTACTCCGAGTTCCCAACCTAATTCTTCTCCGTAATTCTTCATAACTTCTTAAAATATATCATCCCAATCTTCACCTTCATTAGCCTTACTATAATCAGTAGGTCTTAGAGCAAAGAAGTCAGTATGTGTATGTCCACCAGTCAAGTGGTAGAACCATTCTAATTGTGCTGCTGAGTCTTCATCATATACAAAGATAGATTCGTAACCCAACTCATTTAATTTTTCATTTAGTCTCTGATTGATGAAGTTCTTTAGGTCCTCTTTTTTAAGATTTTCCAAATCACCCATTTCAAACATCTTATCGATGTACTTGTGTTCCAATGTTTGAATCAAACCAGCAGCCTTTTGGATTGACTCTTTAGAATCTTCCAATAGTTCGGGGTATTCTTCACACATATGTTTGAATAACTGACATCCCATACGAGAGTGTAGTGATTCATCTCTCACCGACCACTTCATTTGTTGACCAATCCCTTTCAACTTGTTTCTCATTTGGAATGAGTACAATACTGCAAATGAAGAGTATAGTGCTACTCCCTCAGTAAATGCTGAGAAGATTGCAAGTGAACGTGCTACTTCAGCTCTTGCCTCTGAATTGTTCTTCAAGTCTTCGTAGGTATAGTTGTTTGATACCTCAGCAAGATTCTCAAAACGTTCAGCAGTTGCAGGTTCGTGTAAGAATGCATCAAAATCCTCTAAACCAAGTGACTCATTCAAATATGAGTATGCAGTAGCGTGGATGGTTTCTTGTGAACCAAACATCATTGCCATTTGCTTGATTTCGTGTTTTGGAAACCAATTAGTAACCATAGTGGTCCAATAATCGGATACAGCACATTCCGTTTGAGCAAATCCTAAAAGGATATTCCCAACTAAATTCTTTTCTTCGACTGACAAATTTTCATTCCAATCCTTAATATCACCTTGCATTGGTATTTCAGTATGTAACCAAAATGCTTGAGCTTGTTTCAACCAACCTTCGGTGTAGTATTCGGGGTATTCAAACGGTTTAAATGGTATTCGATTATCAAATAGACCCATAGGGTTCTCCTCTTTTAATTATTAGACAATATGTTAATTGGGGTGGTAATATATAGTCTCTAAAAACCAATATCACCACTCATTTCCTTGTATTTTTGGGCTAATTCTTTTCTTACTAAACTCTCCCCACTTTTCATATCTTTTTTGGTTTGTCTACCATTTATAGAGTCCTCATTATATATGTGGATTTGACCAGTTGAGAAGTTTGCTTTAGATGGGAATGTCATACCATCAGGTCCAAAACGATTCTTAATTACGTGCCATCTACCAGTACCTGCGAGTTTATCTTCTATTTTTCGAGATAAAGATACCACGAAATCAGCAGTCTTCATCTTAGAGAATGAGCCGGCAATCTTAGTACCTGTAATAATGTCATCTTCTGCACCACTTCTATTAATCTGAGATGCTGTGAAAACTGGAACTTCATATTCACCTGCCATACCTCTAAGGTCTTCAATGATTTCTTCCAACTCCTCGTGTCTCTTTTCTTTTTGTGGTCCTCTCAACAAATCAGCGTAATCGACGATAACTAAATCAGGCTTCTTACCTTGAAGTATCATCTTGTCCATATGTGCTTTGAGTGAGGTTACACTTGCGGTTTTGGTAGGATAATGTTTGATTATCAAATCACCTGACGTGTTTTGGACTGTTTTCTCAACATCTTCCATATTGTACTTTAGATTAGCAACAGCAACACCACTTAGAACGGCATCATATCTCTGACCAGTATACCCTTCATTTAATTCGAGTGTATAATGAGCCACAGTTTTACCTTTCTTCATAGCGTTTGCCCCGATGTTCACCAAAGCCCACGACTTACCAATTCCCGGTGGAGCAGCGAATAAGATTAACTCACCCTTACCAAACCCACCTTGAGTAATCTCATCAACAACATCCCATCCAGTAGATACAACGTTACGAACTGAATCTTCATATCGCTCAGCTATCATTACTTTGTAATCGTGACCTATGTCGGAATCTTGACCTGCTTTCATTGCAGTATCAATGTTCTTCTTTATGGTCTCATACTTACCATCTTCTAAGAGTGTTACCGAATCTAAGATTGCGTTCTTAATAGACTGGTTCTTACAAAAGTCAAGTGTTTGTTCCTTTACATATGTTAGGTCCTCACTATCTAAGTGATTCCAAGCAAATTTAAGAGTATCCACCACCGATGTCTTTAGCACGTCCCTCTCAATAGTGTTTATCTTCACTTTAAGGACATCTAATGTCGGCATGGTCTGATACTCATCAAAGTATTTCATAGTGGTTTTAACTAACCACTCAGAAGATTCGGAATCAAAGTACTCTGGCTTCAATATATCATAGATTTGACGAGTGAACGACCTATCTGATATAATCGATGAGATTACCTTATTCTGAAATGATGTACTAAACTTGCTTCCTAACTTCTCCATATACCTACTAATATACGACTTTATTTTGAACTATCCAAACTTAATTTAATAAAAGTGGTGGATTATATTGGTGACCCTCTTCAAGTTTCTTTATATGCTTTGGAAATGGGTAATGTATAGTATGCTTATACAACCCATCAACGGATATTAACCCACTTAAATCTTGTGGATTATCATTATTCTTAAAGTTATTACTTAATCTCCAACAATCATGGGTTTCTTCATAACCACCATGTTCAGAATATAAGTGGATTGGCCATAACTTATGTTGATAGTGACAATCTGCAAACAATCTTAGCTGAAATGATATAGCAGTAATTACTTCAAATATTTCCTTTATCTTCTTTGGGTCATACTTTCCGGTAATAGCAAAGTCAATATCCCACGACATCCAATCTTCTAATAACCCACCAATTACATATAATTTGTATTCATTTATATATTTAGATTCCGTTAGGATACGGTATACAAACGTTTTAAACATAGGGTGTTCGACACCGCCAATAGCGAACCACCCAGTTTCTTTAAATGTATGATACTCGATAGTACCATCCCAAACTTCAGTTCTTAAATCAGGATGCATTCGAATGATTTTTTAGAAATCCATCTAAAAGACTAAAAGAATTACGTAACCAAGAATCTACGTTTGAGAATGCAGTATATAACTTATCATACATAAACATTTTCTTAAATTCAGGAATGTCCAATGTAGCTTCCTGCAAATCCATAATCTCCCTAACCTTCGATTTGATTGAAGATGAGATTTCAGGGTCTTTAAGTTGCATTAGATTGTAATTCATCTCAAGGGTTGTCACATTTTCTATCAACTTTTGTGATAATTTATCATCACATTCAGTTTTGATTTTGGAGATGAACGTATCCAATTCGAGAACCTCATCATTTAAGAATTCCATCTTATTAAGAATGGTCTTAGGGCCAACACCACGTACACCTTCAATATTGTCAGACTTGTCACCCTCAATCATACGATAAAATACGAGGTTTTGTGGTTTGACACCATAGTCCTTCATTACAAGTTCTTCGTCATACATTTTCTTCTTAGTAGGAGCCCATACCTTAATTCGATGGTTTACCAATTGTAAAAAGTCTTTGTCTGATGAGATGATTGTAACGTTTTTCTTAAAGTAGTGATTTGCAAGATATGCCATAATATCATCCGCCTCTACGTAATCAATATAGGTAAGAGAGATGGGTAGGATTTGAAGGTACTCAATGAGTCGAGCAAATTGCTTTCTCATTGATTCCGATTGGTCCTCCAAATCCTCGTAACCGGCCAATCTATTGATTTTAGTCAGACCGGTACGGCCTTCCTTATAACCCTTATACATTGACTTTCTACGATTAGACCCACCTTTACCATCAAACACGATAACAACACGTGTAGGTTTCAATCTTCTGATGGTTGCAGCGGTGGACAAGAGAAATCCTGTCACACCACCACAATGTTCACCATCATCGTTCAACGCAGGGACTGCCCCAAATACTCTGATAAATTGATTTAATCCATCTATGATTAGAACGTTATCATTTAGACTTTCGTCTTTCACTTCATTATGTTCTTTATTCACCTCATTGAGGAGTTCTGCGTATCTACTATGCATCGAAATCTTCTAATTCTATGTTATCTATGTTTGCTTCTTCACTTGATTTTTTGTAAGACATAATATATGCATCACAAATTTGAGAATAAATTGACTCTTTCATTTCAGGTCTCTCTTGTAAGAGGTCTTCGAAATTCTTAGCTTGGAATTTAACCTCCTCACCAGTCTCTTTATCTACATAAGTGTACCAAGCACCACTTTGG